TGTATTTGAGAATGAGAAGATGAAGTATCCTTGGTTTGCACCTAAGATGCAAGTCTTTGAATCTGGTGCAGTACAAGATATGTGTGGAGAAGATGTCTCATTCTGTTTAGATGCTATTGAGGCAGGATATGATATTTGGTGTGATCCACGCATTAGAGTGGGTCATGAGAAGACAAGAGTTATTTGAGGTATTAAGTTATGGCAAAAGTAAAGAAGTCACTGTTAGGTTCAGTGTTCATTGAATCCCAACCCAAGAAAACTAGACAAGGACAAGGGAAGCACACAAAGTATGCTGCATCCAGCAGTAATAATGCTAAGAAGCGTTATAGAGGTCAAGGAAGAGGATAATACATCAGGCACTCACATGGGTGCCTTTTTTTGTGTTATAATTAAAACAGCGGAAAATCTCTCGTCTCTCTATGGCTTGTTTAATTTGTAACCTCCCTAATGTGGAGGTCTATGTTAGAAAAGAATACCTCACTGATCATACTTCTGGTTGGGGAGAGTTTGTAAAAGGTTGGTGGGTATCAGCAAAGAGTATTCCTGGTAGGGCATTTTATTTTGAAACCTATCTACCAGAATATGCTGCAATGTATGATAAACTTCCTATTAGTGCATTTGTATCAGAACCAAAGACACCTGATCCTGATATGAGTCTGTATAATCTACAGTTTTGGAATTGTATGGACTATGGGATTGTAGCAGTTCAGAAGCAGTTCATTGGATCAATGGACTATGAGGTGCTGACAAGGGACCATGGAGTCCAGAAAGGCACTTATGTATGCACTATTGATAATTATCATCAGGACATTGATACTGTTGATTACAGCACCTCTGAGATACCATCTGAGCACAAGTCACATAACCTGATTGAACTGAACAATGGTCAGTATTGTTTGTATCCTAATAACAGAACTCGTATCTATGATAACAGTCTGACACCAGAAAATCCAAAGATGCCTGACTTTAAGGTATCAACAGAATATTATCAGGTGGAAAATGGTCATGACAGAATGGGACTTGGTGATGAGGACTCATATTTCTGGAAAACTACACAGGATAAAAAGAAGGAAATCAACGATCTTGTAGATCCTCTTTAAATTTTTTAATAACCCCTATAAATAAAGACATATCATAGTGTCTAGATCATGCCTGTTCAAAGGGTAAGTAAACCATTTAAAGATATAAGTGCATCTTTTCAAACAAATCCTTTGAACAGTGATCTTATTGCGTTAAAAAATGAGAATGCAATATCCAGATCTATTCGTAATTTAATTCTTACAGAACCAGGTGATAAACCATTTCAACCTACTTTAGGTTCTGAAGTTTATGAATCATTGTTTGATCAATTAGATCAAATTACAGCAGCATCAATACAATCACAAATTGAAGATACTATTATTAAGTATGAACCTAGAGTACAATTGAATGCTGTTGATGTATCTGCAAACATTCCTAATAATGCTTTTGATGTTCAAATAAATTATGAAATTATTGGGATTGAAGCATCATCCCAACAAATCAATTTCGCATTAGAGCTCACTAGGTAAATGCCTTTAGTAAATTTCAGCAATCTAGATTTTAATCAAATCAAAAAATCCCTAAGGGATTACCTTAGTGCGAATTCAGACTTTACTGATTATGATTTTGAAGGTTCTAATCTTTCAACTATTATTGATCTGCTAGCATATAATACATATATCAATTCTTATAATGCAAACATGGTGACCAATGAGGTCTTCATTGATAGTGCTACATTAAGAGAGAATGTTGTTTCACTAGCAAAGAACATTGGATATACACCAAGACCAAGAAGAGCAGCAAAAGCATTAGTATCATTTGCAATTGATGTAAGTGGTACAACAACTGTTGCTGTTACTTTAAAGAAAGGTATTGTTGCTACCACATCCTCTACTTTTGGTGGCACAAGTTTTACATTCTCTATACCAGAAGACATTACAGTTGGTGTCGATGAAAATGGTTTAGCAACATTTGACTCAATCACAATCTATGAAGGTGTCTACATTCAGCAAGAGTTTACAGTAAACTCCAGAACACCTGATCAAAAATATATCCTGTCTAATTCTGGAATTGATACTAACTTAATTAGAGTCAATGTAAAGGATTCAGCAAACTCTACTATTGTTAGAAAATATACACAATCAAAAGGATTGTTTGATATAAAGAGTGATTCACCTATATTCTTTTTACAAGAAGTAGATAATGAAAGATATGAAATTTTATTTGGTGATAGCATCTTTGGATTGCCTGTACAAGAACCAAATGTAATTCAAGTAGGTTATATTGTATCTAATGGTGAGGCAGGTAATAATATCTCAAGACTATCTTATGCAGGACAATTAGTTGATAACAATGGAGGATCACTTACAAGCAACATTACAAGTTTGTTTATTGATCAACAAAGTTATGGTGGTGCCCAAATTGAGAGTGTAGAATCAATTAAGAAGTTTGCACCTCAAATCTATGCTTCTCAAAACCGTGCTGTTACAGCAGTTGACTATGAAGCAATGATTCCTAAGATTTATCCTGAAGCAGAATCTGTATCTGCATTTGGTGGTGAAGAACTAACACCTCCAAAGTTTGGAAAAGTATTAGTTGCTGTTAAACCAATCAATGGTGTATTTCTTTCTACCACTGTCAAAGATGATATATCAAGACAACTGAAGAAATATTCTGTTGCTGGTATTATACCAGAGATTGTTGATTTGAAGTATCTTTATGTTGAAACTAATTCATTTGTTTATTATAATGAAAATAAAGCACCCAGTGCAACAACTGTTACTGGACTCTGCAGAAAAAATATCAATTCATACTCAAACTCATCAGAATTAAATAAGTTTGGTGCAAGATTTAAATATAGTAAGTATCAGAATGTTTTAGATAATAGTCATACATCTATTACTTCTAATATTACCACAGTCAACATGCGCAGAGACTTGCAAGTTGTATTGAACGCATTTGCAGAGTATGAGATTTGTTTTGGTAATAGATTCCACATTAAAAACCATGGACATGGAACACATGGTGGTGAGATTGGTTTTAATATAAAATCATCTGGTTTTAAAGTATCAGGTATTAGTGATACAGTTTACCTGGGAGATTCTCCAGATCAAACATTGAAGAAAGGTAGAATTTTCTTATTTAAATTAAATTCTGAAACTGAATTTGTTATTGTAAAACAAGATGTTGGCACAGTGGATTATGTTAAAGGTGAGATAATGCTGTCACCAATAAACATCATTTCTACTGTGGTAAATAGAGGTGAGGCACTGATTGAAATATCTGCTACCCCTTACTCCAATGATGTGATTGGTAAGCAAGATCTTTATCTTCAACTTGATACTTCAAATGTATTCATTAATGCTGTAACAGATGAAATTGCATCTGGTGATGACATATCAGGGAGCAACTATATTGTTACTTCCTCTTATTCAAATGGAAAACTTGTTAGAGGTAAAGAGATCTTAGCATCTTCATCCACTATAACAACAACAGCAGAAACTAGCACAGCATCTCCAATTATTCAACAGAATACTGTAACAGTGATTTCTGGAATGGATGGTACTACAACCTCAACTACATATCAGAATGGTGTATTCAATACATCTAGTGCTGTAACAACACCAAGTTCAAGTTCATCAAGTTCATCTTCAGGTTCATCTTCAGGTTATTAATAAGAAATGGCGGTAGATAGAGTACAAATTCAGGATGTATTATCATCCCAGATTCCTTCCTATGTACAGGATGATTTTCCTTTACTTGTAAATTTCTTAGAAGAGTATTATATCTCTCAAGAGACACAGGGTGGTGTCCTTGACTTGATTGAAAATCTTGATCAATATGTAAAAGTTGAAGAACTTGCCAATCTAAAGACAGAGGCAGTATTAGGTGCTGACATTGATACAGAGTCAACATCTATTTTACTATCATCTGACACTAATTTTACTTATGGATTTCCTGAAACTAATGGACTAATCCAAATAGATGATGAAATTATCAAATACAGTACTAAAACTGCAACCACTTTAGAGGGGTGTGTGAGGGGTTTCAGTGGTGTTACAGAGTATGTTAACACCATTACACCTGATAGGCAAACATTTCTTAGCACAGTAATTGAAGAACACAAAAATGGTGCTACTGTTAAGAATTTAAGCGTTCTTTTCCTGCAGGAATTTTTTACAAAGTTAAAAACACAGGTTACTCCTGGTTTTGAAAACAGATCTCTTGCAAGCAATTTAAACCAGAGAAATTTTATTGCAGGTGTTGATAGTTTTTACAAATCAAAAGGAACAGATGAATCATTTAAAATTCTGTTCAAATCAGTTTATGGTGTTGATGTAGATATACTAAAACCAAATGAGTCTTTAATAAGACCATCAGATGCAAATTACGTAGTCAGTCAAGATTATGTTGTAGAAAAATATGTTGGTGATCCACTAGATTTGCAGAACAGAACAGTTTTTCAAAATTCTACAAATGCAAGAGGCACAGTAACAAAGGTAGAAAAGTTAAATGTAGATGGGGACTTTTATCAAATTTCAATTGATACTGGATATCAAAGAGATATTGATGTTAATGGAACAATTTATGGTAAGTTTGAACCCAATTCAAAAACATTACTTACCAATAATGTAAGTATTGGATCAACAATTATTGATGTTGACTCAACAGTTGATTTTGCATCATCTGGTTCATTATCAATGATTGATGAAAATGGTGATGAGCAATTAATTAATTATACTGATAAAAATTTAACACAATTCATTGGTTTAACAACTACCTCCACTGCTTTTGCAAAAGGAATTGACATAAGAAAAAATGATTTCACATTTGCCAATCTTGGTATTGGGACTATAAGTCAGATTAAGTTTAGAATTTTATCTACTTTACAAGCGATTGAATATACAAATGATAATTTTGGATTGAGAAAAGGGGATAGAATAAGTTTAAAAACAATTGGTATAGAGGATAATAGTTTTAAATCTGATTGGTTTTATAATGTAAAGTCTAAATTGGATGTTAAAGATTTAACTTTAAGTAATCCAGGCAATAACATTTACAGTGTAGACTTTTTTGAAAACCATGATTTAGTTGTTGGATACAAAATTGAACTAACTGATCTATTGATTAATAGTTCCAGGTCTGGAGAAGTTACATCTATTGATTCAGACACAAGATTGAATGTTAGGATGGATAGTGCTATCCCAACCAACACTTTAAATAATTCTTTCTCACTTGAAAATCAAATACTTAAAGGAAATTCAAATAAACTTTTAATTGAAAATATTAATTCAAACGTCTTAAATTCATATAGAAATAATGAAAAATATTTATTAGCATCCAATAGCGTACCAAACTATGAGGATGAAATAAGATGTGATAATAAAACATTTTTGTTTAGTGGTTCAGCGAATAATGACATAATAACTATTTCAAATACTTCAGATCATGGTTTATACAGTGGAGATGCAGTTTACTATAGTTACAGCAGAGTAAGCACAGCATCTACAACTGGTGGACAAACTTTTATTGATACAACCATTAGTGGTTTTACTAATGTAGATGAAGGAATATATTTTGTAAAAAGAGAAGATGCCTTCAGTGTTAAATTAGCAAAGAGTAAATCAGACCTTCAAAACAATAAGTTTGTCATTCCTGCTGGATCTGTTACAGATAATAAATTTACTTTCTATCCTTTCTTTGAAAAACCACTCACTGGTCAGAAAATTTATAGAGAGATTGATGAACCTAATCAAGAAGCAGGTGTTTTTACAACAAAACCTGGAAAAACTGGTGTGTTAATTAATGGTGTTGAAATTGATAACTATAAATCATCTGATGTTATTTTTTATGGTGGAATTAAATCATTTGAAATTACCAGTCCTGGTAAAAACTATGATGTAATCAATCCTCCTGTTATTAGTGTTACTGATGGTTCTGGTTCTGGTGCTACAGGTTCTGTTAGTGTCTCTGGTTCTGTATCTGATTTAAGAATAATTGATAAAGGTTTTGATTATCTTGAAACTCCAGTTGTTACTATTGATGGTGGTAGTCCTGACACTCCTGCAAAAGCAGAGGTCAATCTTATTGAGATTGATCACTTTATTTCATTCAAAGCAGGTGTGTTATATAATTCACTTGATGGTGGTGTAGATATTGTTAATAATATTATTGGTTTTTCAACCTTTCACAATCTGAGAGATATTGAGCAAGTAACATATAATACTACTAAAACACCAGTTGTTGGTCTTGGCACAAATCAAGTTTACTTTGCTAAAGTTGTTGATGGTACAAGAGTTAAACTTTTCTCATCATTTGATAATGCAAATATTGGAATCAACACTGTTAGTCTAACAGGTCTTGGTAATGGGCAGCAAACTTTCTCAACTGTGGAGAGAAAGAAGGTTGTAAGTAATATCATTTTATCTAATCCTGGATCTGGATATAAAAACCAAAAGAGGACAATCAATATAGCAGGTGTTAGTACATCACTTGATAGATTCTCTATTACAAACCATGGTTACAACACAAATGATATTATTCAATATACTCCTAAT